AGTGTTGTATTGTTAATCCTTTTAGAGCTATGTATGTAACTGCTGTGGAAGCACTTGCTAAAAGCTCTACATTGTATCAGTATGACCATGTTAATTTTTATATGTATTTTCCTGAACAAGATGAACCTTGTTTTAGGAAAACGAAGATGGCAAAAGTTATTGAATGCGGATTGCAAACAATGCAATATATTAAAAAGTTTGATCCGTATGACATTATGGAGATGACGCCGTCGTGTCCTTGTCAATTACATAATTATAGGTATTTTGACGTTGAGATGAGGATGATGGCCCACAACGCAGTTGAGGGCCTTGAAGATTGTAAATTGTTTACAGAAAGCTATCCAAGCTTCTGGAACGTTTCTATGGATGAGGAAGGACAGTCTCAGTCTGACCCAGGGTTGGTTCCGAACCCCAATAAACGGAACACTATGGTTTATGTTCGACCTGTTAAAGGACGTAAACCCGGAGAGCGACCGAATGTCAATAAGACAGTTCGGGACTCTAATGCTAAATTTCGAAACAAGAGATATCGTGATGAGAATCTATGTCACGGTATCAAACCGTCCTCTAGGAAGTTGTTACCTAGTGAGTTGCGGCGTTGTAAAGAATTATTCCCAAAGGTTTGTTTAGGAGATTTTAATCTTACAAACTTGCGGTTGAGTTATTATCGATTCAATGCCCTGATGTATAAAATGGGATGGTTTAACAAGAATATAGATTGGGCAAAAGCTGAGCGTTGTTATAAATCAGTTATGTCCGGAAAGCAAATTCCAAACTGGAATTCGAGAGAAATATCAAAGAAACCTGCGAAGTATTCTTCTATACGTGTATTCCTTAAAAATTATAGTTTCTTTCTCGGTGTTTTTACCGATACTGAGAGAAACATTTTGTCAAATTATGTGGATTACTGTCAAGGAGATAGACGAACACATAAATTAGAGCGATTGGCTCCTAGGTTTGTAGCCTCAGGAGATGATTGTTATGTGTCTTTCGAGAAAAAACAGTTTGTGGATATGCCAGACGAAGAAATCCCTGATATTGAAGATCTGGGAGACACTTTACAAATAGGTGAATCTCAAGGAATTTCGGACCTTTTTAATGTTAAGAAAAGGGTGAAGGAGAATGTAGGAGAAATGGCTTCCGCTGCAATTAAAGCTGCAGCATGGGATTTTATATATTCTATACCAAAGAAAATAATGGATTTGTTTTATGGAGTCAAAGGATCAATAGAATCGATGCTTGAAAAAGTTCGATCTTCTTTCATAAAATTATTCCAGTGGGTGAAGGAGAAGTTTGCTAATATGATGAAAGCAACATCTTCGTATCTGGAAGGTCTAACACCAGGAGTTTTACTGGCATGGACAGTTCTGATCTTCGGAATAGTAATCTCTATGTGCAAGGGTTCATGGCCATCTGTTGTTATGATAGTGGTTGGATTTTTGTTGATAGAGGTATGTAGAGCCAACGGCCGAACACCGGCACCGAGAGCATGGGAGATAATATATGAACTCTCAGACTCGACAGGATCAGGAGTAGGAACTAGTCAAGCAGGAGGGTATCTTTTAGGAGAGACTTTTGCGATGGTGGTGGCCATTCTTGGTTTAGCGAATTCTGCTACGAGATTGGTAGACGTTGTCCCTAGAGTTTTCCACACAATTAAAGATGGAATGATTTATTACTTCGATTGTTTGTATTATGCGATTATGAAGGAACATCTTGTTGTGAGTAGAACTGAGGTGGATGATTTGGATGTTTATTTGAAGAAGATTCAAGTATTCTTTTCAGATCCCACGATACCTAGTACTTATCTGAAAGAGCCAGCAAAGGGCCGAGTTCTTAAAGAACTTGGATCGCAAGTTAAGAGGTTTGAGACTTTGTTGTTAAAGACTAAGACTCACCCTCAATATGGTTTTTGGATGGCTTCAATAGAGAAGATTAAACATATGTATACCACTTTAATTCAAACTAGTGGGACTCATGATTCAAGAATTGAGACCCCATTGTTGTGGTTGCATGGACCTCCAGGAGAAGGCAAAACGTTTATAATTCCTAAAGTAATGAGAGCGGTGTATCAATGCGTTCAAAAAGCATATCCCGATTTGTTTCCTGATGAATGGGATTCAGCTCAAATGTTTGTTAGGGCAAAGAATTCCGATTATTGGGATACTTACCAGCAGCAGTTTGGAGTTTTGTTCAATGAACTTGGAGCAGCTCGAGATGCGACGGAGCGATATAGAGAACTATCTGAAGTTATGAGCGCATGTGAATCAGGAGTGTACTCCTTAAACACAGCGCATATAGACGGAAAGGGATGTACCTTATTCAATAGTTTTTTAGCTTGCGTGACGTCAAATTTGACAACCGAAGACTTAAAATCTAGGTGTGGATTATCGGAACCAGGAGCTATTAAACGTAGGCAGACTATATATGCTGAGGTTTTGCGAAATGCTGATCTCGAGGATGATTATTCTAACCTTGATGATGCTTGGAAGTTTGTTACTTCGTATGAGCCAGAAAATGATGCGTCTATTAAAAAGGGAGTTCATCCACTTTTGTATAAATGGATGAAGGAAGCGCACAAAACTGGATCAAATGTGATTCTTACTTTTTCCCAGGTGGTGGTATTGATTTCGGATACTAT